CAACACCACTTATTGTTCCAACACCAACAGATTCCTTGGGATTAAAAAATACCTTATCATTTACATTCGAATCAAATTTATCTACAGATTTAGAAATTGTAAAAGAATCTGGAGAGAAAGTTACTGCCGTTCCAACAGTATGTGATACACCCGTCAACCCCCTTTCAATTCTGAGAATGTTTTGATTTTTAAATACTTCAAGAACTTTTAAAGTTTCAGTCCCTATACTAATACTACTACCAACAGATACTTGATCTGGAATTGGTGAAACATAAATTTCTGTTGTAAATCCTGCAGATGGTGCTGATGTTATAGTAGAAAGGCATGTTCCATTTGCATAAGAAGGAACTGTAATTTGATATGTTCCATTTAGAGATGAAAGATTAGTCGAAAATCCAGATATGGTTACATAATCAAGATTCAAAAGATCATGCTTTGGTAATATTGATACTTTTACTTTACTATTAGATTCCCATGTGAAGATGGAATTCAAATATTCAGTTAGATTTGTATTTAATTCTAAAACACTTTTGCCTTTAACAGAAGCAATACTAACATCTAAACCACTTCCTGAAGTGTTAGTATCATTAAATGTTAATTTGTCTCCAACTTTATAATTACTACCAGAGTTTTCAATTTTTATAGATTTTATAGAATCTGAAGTTACAGATACTACTTCTATTTTTTGTTCCAAAACATCACTGGTTTCATTGATAAAATCATAATCGGCATTTAATTCTGATACTTTATATGGTAATGTGTTTCTTAATAAATTTGAATTATTGAAATCAAATGTTTGATCTAAATCAGAATTAGAAATTAATTTTGATTTGTACTTATTACCTATAAAATATGGAAATTGGTCTATTGTAGCATGGTACGCATAAACACCGTTCGGATACTCTACATTTTTTTCATATCTACCATTATATTCATCTAAATCTTTTCCTCCATTAAACTTATAATCTTCAACAAAAAATCCATCAACAAATCCAGATGGTCTATCTTCAACATTTGATAGATTTAAAATATATCCAGATTCTAATGATTTCAATCCAGAAGATGTATCATTAGAATTTATGTATCCATATGGACCATAAATTGGATTTCCATCATAAGACCATCCAATTATATTTGAAATACTTATAGATGCAGATCCAACAGGAGTTTCTTTAAAAGAATTTCTCAACTTTTCAAAATATTTTGATACTGAATATTGAAGTTTATCTTTACCTTCTAATAAAACTTCACCAGTAGTAAATCTTGAGATGTTATCATTAACAGTTAATGTTCTTATTTGTGGATCAATAAAAGCATTTTTTCCTGATGAGACAACTTCAATTTTTGTATTTGATGCAGAATACCCAATGCCCGTATTCAGAACTTTAACTTCTGATATTTGTCCTCCATTAATTACTGCTCTTAACTCGGCTCCAATACCGGAACCAGAAATAACTAAATCTGGAGTAGAATAATATTCATTTCCAATATAACTGATGGAGACACTTTCAATCCTACCATCAATAACAGAAGGAGTTAGTTGAGCAGATTTTCCATTCTGTATAGAAATTATTGGATTTTTCTTTAAATTTAAAATTGTGGATCCATAACCAGTTCCAGATTCATAAACATAAGCATCAATAACACTACCTTTTACTACTGAGGTTGTTATTAATTCTTGATATTGTTGAGTAGTGGTTCCAAATCCTACAGTACTGTATTTAATTGAAACTGAAATATCAGGATATTTAAAATACTGATATCCACTTCCCGTACTATTAAATTCTACATAATCTTTTCTCTCATAATTTGAAATAATTGTTCCTCCAACACCAGCATTACATAATCTGAAAGAATTTGTGTCAAGTTTTAGAACATAATATTGATTTGTAGTTGCAATTCCTGATATTGCTGCACTTTCATAATCATATGCAATAAGTTCTCCGTCATTAAATCCATGATTCTTGAAATTAATCGAACTTTGTGTTGTGGATATGCCGGTAGGTTTTACAATTAATTTTCTATTAGTATAACCTTCTCCTTTATTAATTACTTTTACATAAGAAACTTGTTTTGAAGATGAAAGAGTGGAGAACTTATGTGTTCCAACAGAACCTGTATAAATTCCAACAACATTTACATCAGATTGCTGATCATTTAAATTGTTATATAATTTTATTGCTTTATTGTTAGTAACACCAACAAAATATGCCGAATTAGTAGGTAAACTGAAATTAGTTCCTGCTGTTCCAATTGCTATTGGATTATTTCCTAGAGGATTATAAATTACTTCTTGACCATTAACAAAATTATGATCTGTTAAAAATAAAATTTGATTAGTTGTTTCACTAACTCCTCCACCACTGGAAAATTCATCTGCATTAAATAAAACTTCTCTGGGACTTTTTATTATTACTGGTTCAATTACTGCACCTCTACCATTTCCTCCCGAAATGCCAATAGACACTATTCTATCAATGTTATAATTTTGAGAATCTACATATACTTTTTCAAAACCTCCACTAATAACAGGTTGAATTTTTGCGGTAATACCAGCACCAGCAGAAACTTCTACTAATGGTGGATTAATTACATCATAATCTTCTCCACCAGAAAGAATATCTACATCCTCAATTGGGCCATAATAAACTATGTCTTTAGATTTGTAATTATTAATTTCAACACCATTAATTAACATTCCAGTAGTTCCTGGAATCGTTAAAGTTCCAGAACCATTTTCAATATTTTTTTCTAATGGAAACTTTCTTAAAAGTTTTTCTATTCCGAGGTCAGATTGTCGTTGAGAATATAGAGTAAAAGTGTGAGTTCCTATACCAGAATTTGGTACTTGAAATTTTAAATTACTTCCCGATTCTATTGAAGATGGAGAGGAATATAATTTAAATTGATTTGTAGATATTACTTTTACATAATAATTTCCAGTTTGTAATCCAACCAAAGATTCATTTTGTGGGAGATAATAGATTTTATCTCCTGTCAAGAAAGGAATGGAAGGATCGAATTCAATCGCAGTATAAACACCATCACCTTCAGAAATATCTTCTACAAGATTTGCAGTGCTAGCAATACTAACACTTTTAATATTTGAATCGATATCGAGACGATAATCTACTATTCCATTTTTTTCCTCTGATGGTAATGAATTTGACGCAACATATGCATATTCATCTTTATCAACATATACATTAAGAATATCTGATAGTAAGGAACTACTTTCAAAATTTGAACCCGAAGATTTTGTTTTATTTAATTTTCTTCTTACGTCATATTTTGTATTTGCATTTAAAGTTGGTTTATTTGCCAATGTTAAAGTATTTTCTGTAATATCAATATTTTCAATGTAAATTATATCAGAAGTAAATATTACATTTCTACTATCTCTTTCTAATATTTCAATCTCATCTCCAATTTTTAGACTGGATCTATCAATAATAGATCCTAACCTATTAGTATCATTATCTATAATTTCATATCTTGCACTGGTATTGTAGATAAAAGAATTTGCAAAAATCTCTTTCCAGTTTAAATTTCTATTTTTAATCTTATCCCCAAGATTTTTAACTGTAATTATATCATTTTCATCTACTTTAAAGTCTTCATTTTCTTCTACTAAATCTTGTATTACTCCAAGTAGTATTAATTCAACTTTCTTAGAAGTATCTCCATCTTCATATGAATAATATGTATCATTGGATCTAATATTTGATGCTGTAGGTATAGTATTAGTGATACCACTACATCCAAAAAATTGATTAATACTTTTTCCAGTATAAGAAATGTTATTAGTTCCAGAAACCAATGTTCCTGATTGCGAAAAACTGAGAGTTGAATCCACTGTTAAGATGGAAGACCCTACAGATACACTTTCAATTAACTTTGTATTTGGGGTTATTTCAAAATTTCCCACAACTGATGAAGAATTTTCACTATTTCCAATATAAAATTCAATCCTGTAGAATGTTTTGCCTTTTCTTGAAAATGGTTCTATAGATGAAATTGAGGCCGTTGTGTTCTCATCAGTGGTTTTTATGAGAGTTTGTCCAACTATTTTTGAAGGTTCTCCTGATATTAATTCTACTATCGCAACTTCCCTTCTCACATAATTTGCAGAGGAGGGTTTAATTAAATAATCTTCTAAATTTATAATTGAAGGTGTTTCACCAAAAATAACTTTGAAAAGTATTTTTATTGCTTCATTCGTTCCTTTAGAAGCATAAAAATCTTTTGCTCTCTTTATAAAATTTCCTGCATCTATTTCATCTACAAATTTAATATCTTCCAATCCTGGTGTGAAAGTATATTTTAATTTCTTATAAAAATCTTTTAAAAATAAAGAACTTAAATTTTGAACAGATGAACTATTAGAATGCTCTGCTGCTGTTGATGTGGAAAAAACAAGTTCTCCACGATTTAAATCTTGATGATAATCGGTTACTCCACTAAATCCGCGCACACAACCAGTAAAACTATTGGTAGTAATTCCAGTATATGTAATGACTTCATTATCAATCTTAAGAAGTCCATATTGATTAGGAAATCCTTTTGTACTGGAAACACTAATTGTAGTATCAACAGATGATACACTATTACTAGTTGTTGTACTATCTACAATAATTTCTGGTTTTAAATTATCTAATTTTAAATATTGATCTAGATTATCACTAATATCAATAGGACCACCTTGATATTCTTGAGAAATATAATATTGCTTTAGAAATTCTACTGCATTTGGACTTTCTTCCAAGATAAACTCTGGAAGTTGATGGTCAATTAAATCCTGTACTTTGATTCTAGATTCAAATCCAGTTTGTATCATATTACTTTCTTACTAAATTTCCGTTTGAATAACTTGATGTATAGAAGTCAGAAACAAATCTGGTCCCAGATATTTCATCTCCAGAAGCAATTACATCCCTGACAATATTTATTGCACTTTTAGAAATGTTTAATGAGATATACAAGTCTCTCAATCCAACAACATCATTGGACTCTGGGAATGCCTGTATTTCAATTAATCCATTACTTAATGAAGTTGATGTAATATTAATAGTTCCTAAATTTATTTCGCCTTTTAAATAATCAACTGTTCCTGCAGATTTTACAATTACTCTAGATTCATCATCAGATACTTGTTTTACAATTGATAAGTTTCCTGATTTTAAGTCAGCATTTGGAACATCTGTAATATAAACTGTATCTGTTTCACCTGAAATTTTAAATCCAGTAGATTTTATATTAAATCCTTTAGAATTTACATGGAATTGATTTCCATAACATAGTTCATATTGTGCAAACTTATTAATTACAGGTTTTAAATCTCTACGAATAATAATTCTTGTAATATTTGATGTAATTGCAGTATCTGTATTATCGATAACTTGTTGTAGTTTACTATATCTAACTCTACCTCCAAATTTATTTAAATCTAAAGACTCTGAATATTTTTGGAGAGAATTTGTAACAGAAGTTTTTAACGTATCTGAACTCGATACTTGAGAATAATTATAGTAAACAGAACTATTAAGTTCGACATAAAGAATTTTAAGATCAGTTATCTTCTGATTTATTCCAGATACTGTAAATTGTTTTAACTTTGATAAAATTTGCGTTTTATTAAAATCTGAAACAAATGTTCCATTTTTTGGTTTAATACTGATCTGAACTGTACCGAATTGTGGAGGATCCATTTCCTCACCACCGACTACAGATACAGATTCAGTATCCGGATATATTCTTTTGATAATTGCCTCATAATCTCTTGATGTAACTGCTCTATATTGAGAAGAATATAATCTTGGAGCATAATATTTAATCGAATCTACAGGTTCAATATCTCCACCATTGATTGACGATTGATTAGTGGTAATCGTAACAGTTCCTGGATCAATAATATTATTAGATGCATCTTCCAATGTTCCTGAGAATGAAAAACTAGAAGCTCCATTTCCATCTCTACCATCAGTAATAATATAGTTGGCAGTAATTATAGTTCCATCAGAACCAACTGCATCACCAAGTTTTTTACCAATCAGTCCATCACCAAATCTCAATTCATATTTTTCATCTTGAACTTCATTAATGAAGAAAATTCTAGAATTATTATCTACATCAAAAATATTTTCTGAAAGGAAATATTCAATACCAAGTCCGGATTGTTCTGTTTTTTTAATGTATACCTTAAGTGTTGATGTATCAACAAAAGAATTATTTAAAACAAATCTTTGATCCAAAGAACCATCATATTGAAATTGTTTGGTTAAAAATATTCCTTGATAAACATTAACATTACTGAAAGAAGCCGTGCCACTCACAACGTTTGCTGTAATGTCTTCTGGTATGGCAAACGTATATGTAGTATCATTAGTACCCCCTACGCACACTATACCTGCCTTCAGGGTGAGTGTAGGAGTATCTGTGCTAGTTGTTACGTTAAATGATATTTGTGCCGTAGATGCGGTTCTGGAACGGGGTACATATCCAATATTACCGGCAAGAGAAACTACATTCTCTCGAAGAGTTGCCGAATCCAAGAAGGATTCATTCACAACCATATTCGAATTGAATGCAGTAATGTAAGTATTATATGCTAACGTATCAATTAGAACTGAAAAGTTTGATCCCTCAAAGTCAAAGTCCGTGAATGTAGAGTTGGCACGGAGATAATCTTTGATAGAAGTTTTTATCTGATCAAAATCTAAATTTGTATATTTTGTAAAAGGCATTTTATCTGGTTGCCTCTAAGAGGAATGAATATTCTTGTGTCGGAAACTCTTGACCAATAATATCAAATATGACTGTT